AAGGAGGACGTGCGTTGTTCTTTGCTGTCTCTCGGCACACCATCGGCTGGTGCATCCGAGTTTACGGCAGACAACCAAGAGGTAGGTGAGATGAAGGCGGAGTTCAAGACACGTTGGATCTCAGGTATTCAGTTCGACGACGTCATCGTTTGGAACGGGGGCCACTGGAACCTCTACTCGATTTTGCCGATTGGTCGTCGCGAGGGCATGCGCTTGCGTGCTCGTCGTCGCGACAACGGTAACCTCCCGCTGCCAGGCAGTGGGCTAACAGAAAGCAATCCCAACACATGAGGTCGGGCAACTACAGATCGACCCTGCACCTTAAGGGATTTAAGCGTAGCGATCCATTCCCCAAGCGGCTTCGTCGCATGAGGAACCTGAACAAGCGGATGCGCCTTATCTACCGCGCCATGGGCAAAGCGGCTGAGGATATGCGTGACGCTATGGAGGCTGGTTCACCCGTACGCACGGGTGTGCTGAGCCAGTCCTTCAGGATTCGCAAGCTGAAAAAGACCCCAATGTTCGTCGCCGGCATCCGTGTCGGTGCGGTCAGTGGGCCCCGAGTCGTGTCCCCAAACCAGCTGGGTTACATCTCCGGAGTATCGGAGGGTGACACCTACCAGATGGCGGGTTGGCGCGATCACTTCGCAGAACTGGGCACCGTGTATCATCCTGCACACCCCCACGTCCAGCCTGCTATTCGTAAACACCTCTCGACGTACAACCTGAAGTTGCGTAAGGCTCTGGCAGAGATCATAAACAACACCAAGGGCGTCTAAGGGTAAAACAAATTTCTAATGGCACTTCTAAATGCAAATTACTTAGGGCTTTATGCCTTTGCTGACTCGGGGCAAACCAAGGCTTACCGAGTCACGGATGACGATGCGTTGAATGACGCAAAAACATCTTTCATCGCGGCTGCCGCTTCCGGCGACTACGGTCTGCTCGTCAACGGCGACGACCTCTGGGAGGACTCCAACAAGCCAGCTATCGGTTACGACAACGCCGGATCGTGGACAAACGCTGCTGATGACTTGGATCTCCTCGCTGCCGCCACAAGCACCACACTCGATATGGGCAATACGATCGATGAGATCGCTGCTCGTAGCACACAAGGCAACGCCGAGACCTACGTCATCGGTGGATCTCAGTCTTGGAGCTTGACTGCTGACGGCTTGGTTCAGGACAGCCTCGCCTCCGACCGCATGGGACCCGAAGCCTTGATGGACATCTCACGTGCCAGTGAGTACGTCATCGTGCGCTTCGCCCTCGACACCACCAAGAAGGATGACTCTTCTGAGACCGTCCGTAAGGTGAACTACATCGGTCAGGGCATCATCGAAAATGTGAGCATCTCAGGCGGCTTTGACGACACTGCCACCTACTCCGTCACCGTTCGCGGATACGGCAAGCTCTACAAGTACGTCAACGCTTAATAGTAGAAACCATGGCAGTAATTAACGCAAACAACCTCGCTATCTACTACGATAGCGTGAACGCTCAGGAGAAGGCTAAGCTCGCCTTCCCATACGCAAGCACTTCCGCTCTCACCTCCGCCGCGATTGGAAACTTCGCAAAGGTCATCGTGGCTGATGAGGACGCCAACAGCGGTGAGGTCAACCTCTTCATCGCCTACGGGGCCTTGAGTGGTACCAACGGAGACACATTCACGTCTACATCCCTCACCTTGGTGGGTGCTGCAACGAACAGCACGCTCGACTTGAGCAACTCCATCGAGGACGTCTCTCGCGACGGTGATGGCGGAACGCTCCAGGAGTCTATCCAGGAGTGGTCTCTCCAGGCCGACGGATTGATCGAGGACGAGAACGACGCTGGTGAAAGCTTGCTCGACATGGCGCGTAACAAATACTATGCCTTCGTCAAGTTCTCCATCGACAAGGGTGGTTCCGAGCCCGTAGACTACTACGGTCAGGTGCTCCTCGAAAGCGTCCAGGTAACTGGCGGTGTCGATGAGATTGCTACATACAGCGTGACTATGCGCGGTGTGGACAACCTCCTGAAGGGATAATAACACGGGGCGGCGGGAACGTCCTGTCGCCCCTTTTTCACTTACCAACCAACCACCATGAATACTCTTAGAGGACAATTCTCCTTCAAGCTCGGAAAGAAGAGCTACTCAGCTTCGTTGAACCTCAATGCTCTCCGACTCATGTGTAACGCTTTCGGCAAGAAGCTCGGTGACATCGACTCGTGGATGAGCGATGACCCACTGACAGCTGTGCCTGCCTTCGCGTACTACGGTGTCAAGAACGAATCAGCTCGCAAGGGCAAGGACTCTGGCTTGCCAGACTTCGAACAGTTCTGCGCCATGGCTCTCGAGGACCAGGACACCTTGGAGCAGCTCATGAGCGCCGTCGCTGATGCTCTCGGCGGAGGCCAGGAAGGAGAGCCCGAGGGAAACTAATCGTCCCCAGGGCCAGCGACCAGGGCGGAGAGCCCCAGGTGCTGACCTGGAATAGCTTGTACAGGCACGCCCTCATCATGGGGCTGAAGCCTGATGAGTTTTGGGGGATGACACTGAGGGAGTTTGCTTGGTGCCGGGAAGGCTGGATAGCTCGTCAGAGCGCGATGTGGGATCACACTGCATCGATCATGGCCCTCCTCGCCAACGTAAACTCAGGCAAGGGTAAACGTTTTGAACCGGGTGATTTCCACCCGTTCACGACACAGTCAAATCAGGGAGTTCGTACGGCAGCCGATGCCGAGGCACTCCTGGAGAAAATGAGAAAGTTCTAATGGCTAGTATTGTAGGAGCAAGTCGGCTTGCAGCGATTCTTACGCTGGATATCAAACCGTTTCTTCGGAACACAGAAATTGCACTCAAGCGATTAGAGCGTTTTCGGGCTCAAGCGCAATCCCTTGCTTCCACCCTCGGGCGGAGCATAGGGGTTGCCTTCGGCCTCATCGGCGTACAGGCGGTCAAGGTAGCCGCCGAGTTTGACGAGATTGAAAGCCAGCTCCGTGCCATCTCGGGGTTGGACTCGGTAGACAATCTTGTTGAGGAAGCACAGCGACTGGGGCGCGCCACCAAGTTCACGTCGACGGAAGTCCTCGGCCTGGCATTGGAGCTCCGTAAGCTCGGCTTCGAATCTGACGCGGCGGAGGGAGCCCTTCGCACGTCTGTCAAGATCTCACAGGTCTTTGGCGGCACCCTCGACAAGGTGGGTGTCTCTATCGCGGAGACGGCACGTCAGTTTGGGGAGTTCACCACCGAAGCACAAGACTTCGAACGCATTGGTGACATCTTCGCTGTGGCATTCCAGAACAGTGCCCTCGACGTCAACAACCTTGCTGGAGCACTCAAGAACGTAGGTTCGGTAGCAAACATTGCAGGCTACGACCTTGAGCAGACAGTTTCTCTTCTCGCTGCCCTTGCCAATGCTGGTCAGAAGGCGGAGCGTGGTGGTACACGCCTCAAGACCACTATGGTCAGGCTCGGTCAGGAGCTGGGCTTTAGTGGCAAGGAGATGGCTATCCTGCAATCGGAGAGCCTCGACGTCGGCGGCGTCTTCGACCTCTTGAAGAACCGCGCTGGTCTTGCTGGTGCCGTTATCAAGGAGTTCGGTTTTGAGATCGAGCTGATGCGCGCCCGCTTGGAGGACGCCGGTGGTGCCCTCGACGCCATGAACGAGGGGCTCGAGGATCGCCTGTTCATCCAGGCAGCCAAGGTCACCAACGCCTTCAATGAGATGGGGCGTACGCTGGGTCAGGCCCTGCTTCCATTTGTGACTGAGCTCGCCTCTTTCGTGGAGGATGCAGCTAAGTCGTTCGGGTCTGCCGACAAGGAAACCAAGTCCTTCGTCGGTCGCATGGTGGCCATGTCGGTCATCGTACCTGTCGTTACAGCAACTGTTGCGGCACTCCTTGCTGCCATCACAGCTCTTGCCACTGGTCCTGGGGCGGTGGTTGCTGGACTCAGCCTTCTCCTCTCTAGCTTCATCGCAACCAGGCTTCGCGCCATTGAGCTTGAAGGTAGGTTCCGGAGCTTGCTCGAGGTGCAAGACCGCTACAACAAGCTGTTGGCTGATACTGGCGGTGACTTGCAGAAAGCCTCCCTCCCCGTACTTGAGCAGCAGCTAAAGGATGTGCAGGAAGAGCTTGCGGGCGCCACCTCTCTTCTTGACGCATACCAGAAGAGGCTGGTTAGCCTGGCGAGCAACAGGGTATCAAACACCTTGAACAGAGCTCAGGTCACCGGGCCAAGTGATGAGGAGCTGGATATCACCAGCAAGATTGAGGCGATTCGCGGAAGCATCTTCGATCAGGTTGTAGCCCAGCTCAACCTTCAGGCAGCCATCGTCAAGAAGGAGGAAACCCTCTACGCCCTTGCAGAGGAGCGATTCGAGGCGGCCAAAGCTCTGGGCTTGGAGCTTCAGGAGAACAGGAATATCACCCAGAACTTCGTTGACGACTTCGAAAAGGCCAATCAGAAGATCCAGGCCGCTGTCGCTCTGTTTGGTTCTATGTCTGATGAGGCTGCTGCGGTG